GTGTTACTGATTTATAATCATGCTTTGCCTTTGCCACGAATTGCATATACTCGTTCATTGGTCCTTTGAAATATTCATAAGCGTATTCTTCCAAGATCGCAGGTCCAAAGGGTCGAAACTGTTGGCGCCGTTTAACTTGATTAATAGTGTCCTTAATATCTCGTCTAGGGTCAGCGATAAGGCTACGATTGCCAAGGGCACGAGGGCCAAACTCACTACGACCATTTGCAATACCACAATAACTATGGTCAATAAGATGGCTAACAACTTCTTTAATTTTAATATCATTTTTTATATCCGTTCCAAGGTATGGATCAACCCAATTTAACTTTTTACCATATGCTAACGCTGCAGCACCAAGAGACGATCCACAATCACCTGGGTTTGGCATAATCCAAATATTTTTACCTAGTCCTGCTATTTTACTATTAGCAACACAATTAAGAGCCACGCCACCCATCATAACGAGATTACGAGAAGGGCAGTGTTTTAATACTAAATTAGTAAGTTTGGCTTCGACCACACTCTGAGCAGAGGACGCCAAATTCTCTTTACTTATATAACGTAACTCTGGAATATCAGGCAAACCTTTATGACAATTAACATTTTCTAATATATTTTCCATTAATAACGTTTCAGTTGGAAAACCAAAGGCTGCCATACCCATTGTTATATATTCATCTTCCATCGGTCTTAAACCTAAGTACTTTGTAATTGCTGAATAAAACAATCCAATTGAGTACGGATATTTAAATGATTTAATCTTTTTCATTTGAGGTTTATCGTTTTTAGTCCAACCTTTCCAAACAGAAACAGTGTCCCATTCGCCAATGGCATCAACAACCAATATGTTGCATTCGTCAAACTTTGAAGTATAGAAACCTGCAGCGGCATGCGATTGATGATGGTAAAAAGAAACATCAGTTTTAATACGTGGCTTTGCATAAGGTTGACCAGCATATATTTGTCGTGTTCTTTTCAACCAATCCTTTTCATAAAAGGCAGTGGTATCGGCATCATCTATTTGAGTGTAGTGTAACCATCTATCGTTTTTAACACGACTTATTCTTTCAGCATGGGTGGCTGATAGTATATTTCCATCTTGTATCAATGTTGCGCCAGCGTCGTGAAATCCTTCGCTTAAACCCAATATTTTACTCATAAACAATTACACACTTTACTTGTTCGTTATTATTAAATGGTCTATAATTAACAATAAACACAGCTTTATTTATTTCGCATTTAGTACGATCGTCATATTCTTTGATATAAGAATAGTTATTTACTTCAGCAGAAACCGTAGTGATAACCGTAAGTGCCCAAATAAAACTCACTATTCGCTACCAGTCCAATGACCACGAGTATGTGCTTTGCTAGTTAAATCAATAAGTCTGCCGATTACTTTTTTCAATGTCTTTTTCGCAATTGGATTTGTTTCTTCATTAGCCAATACTTGCATAACATCAATTAATTTTAAGTCTTCTTGCATTACTTTGTTGACATCATATGGTTCGCGTTTTTCAATCATCTTTGCACCAGAGGTTGTGACGATATGCTGTCGTTATAATCGTTATCACCATAGTAATCGCGGGTTGCGCTTTCTTTAGTCATAATTCCATTCTTAACACGATAGGTTACAATTTCTCTACGAATAACACCGTTAGTATCTGCGTCAAACGCACTTTTAAATGGTCCTTCAGTCATTACATACTCTCTTTCTTAGATCACTCGTACTAAACCGATGATCTCTTTTATTAAAATATAATTCTATACCACGAGACCTACAAATGTCTTTACCGGTAAAATCTTGCGTTTTATATTCTTCGCCAAGAATTCGTATATCTATATGGTACATTGATAATATATCACATAAATCTGATTCTGTCAAATACGGAATGATTTCGTCAACATAACTTACAGCTTTTAATTGCGTGTATCTTTCAACAATACTTTGGATAGGAGCATTCTTGTGAGAACGATCCGTTGCAGGATCCATTTGTAAACCACATAGTAAATAGTCGCATTGCTCTTTCGCTTCTCTCAACATTTGAACATGCCCAGCGTGGAGCAAATCAAATGCTGATGCCGTGAAACCAACAATCATTCACGTATTCCTTTATTATAACTTATTGCTTTGCGTATAATGCTTAAATCATAACCAGATTTATTTGCGCTATACACAATGGCATTTGTATCCTTAGGGAAACAGTGCCCTCCAAATCCACGATCATCTTCATTAACGTATGTATGGCTTTTACCGATACGTGGATCGTCACTAACATTCATTAATAGTTCATTTGGTTCAACACCAGCATTTTTTGCCATATCATATATCTGATTGAAAAACGCCACCTTTGTTGCTAAGAACGCGTTTCTAAAATATTTAGTCAAAATTAAAACTTCAGGATCTTTAACATCAACACGTACATTTAACGAATTGGATAATACCTCAAGCCAAAAACCAGTATCGCCACCGCCAATAGAAATTGACGAGTGCTTTCTGAAATCTTCAAAGGCATGAGCTGCTCGTAAGTATTCTGGTGAAAACGTTATTTGTCTATTACCATATCCACGGTTGAGTAATCTCCAGCCTTCTATGCTGATAGTTGATTTTATTAATATGGGAACATCGTTACACAATTCTAAACATTTATATACGTTATTCATATCACACATGCCATCTTCGCCTTCTGGCGTTGACACTGCAATAATCACGGCATCAGCATTTTTAAATACTGATTTATCTTTATAACCTAATTGCGGATCCCAAACTTTAATATCATGGTCTGTTGATAAAAATAGCCCGTGAGCCTTACCAACAAAACCATGACCACATATTACAATTTTCATTCCATATAAGTCCATTCATATTTTAGCCAATTAGGATGGCTCTTCATTAATTCTACCTCGTTTGGTTTTTGATTTTGTAATGCTTTCCAAACGTGGTCAATCTTCTTTGTTAAATTATATTCCGATTTACGACACATGTATAATGATCCTGATGAACAATTAAAATGATATACATTATCTATACAATCTATTGACGTAATATCGTTGCTTATTCTCCAATCGTCGCTATTTCTAGGTTTTTCGTTAAACCCTGCGAGTACTCTGTAGTGGGATCCTTGTTCCTTCGTAACCTTTATCAGAACCCAACAATCTGGCAAATATTCGTGATTATTCACGAACCTCTTTCCAATTATGAATTAGTTTAAGCTTTTCTTCTTTTGAAACACCTTCTACCATGTGGGGATTATCTCTGTCCCATAATTGTAATACACGTTCTTCATCTAAAATAAACGTGTCTAGAATTTGCTCACCTAACCAGTGTTGCGAAAATTCTTTAACTTCTTCCATAGTTACTGAGTCGTTTGTCCATTCAATAGCTTCTGCGATTGATGGAACTTTTCCGTCTTCTTCCAACGCACTCATAGGTACGAGGTAACGCATGCGATGTGTAGACACCACAGTAGTCACGACATAACGTTCGTCGTTATCTTCTGACATTTGTATTCTCCTTAGTGATTTATCCAAATGACTTTAGCATATCTTGCGTCAAGCCATTCTCGATATTCTTGCGCGTCAATTTGGCACGCGAAGTATTTATTAACTTTTACATTCCCATAATATGCTTTAATTTGTACCATATTAGTCTTCTCTATAAAAAATATGTGAACCCATACGTGCTACTCTATGCATAGAAGGTGCCCAGTATGGCGATACGTATGTAGCGTGGTAGTGTGTTGCGCTTTCTGTAATGCCACGATGTGTTTGGTGTACATACATATCACGAGCATGTTTACGTGACTTTTCCCAAGACTCATCATCCTGTGGTACATCTGACTTACCATCACAGTACCAAGAAAACTGGCATGTCACACGATTAGGTTTATAACCGTCTTGTACTACACCACAAACTGTATTTGGATAACGTGAACTTTCAACACGGTTTAATACCACATCAGATACTGATACTGCGTCAATAAGTGAAGACGCTCTGGTCTCATAATAGATGTTTAGAGCCATACACTCAAGTTCATCTGCGTGGAACTCAGCTAATGCTGCATCAACCTCCTGAGCCTTTAATTCGGAGCCCAATTGAATAAATCCTGCAAACGCAGTGGTATTAATAAGAAGTGCACAAATTGCTGTTTTAAGTTTCATAGTTTTTGCCTCAGTTTTTATATTTGTTGATTCTAATATAACTGATTCTATACGCTATGTCAATAGTTAATTGTGTCCAAAGTTACTTTTTATTTGAGTTAAAACGTTTGTTAGTTTAAATATCAAGCCTGACTTTTTGGCTTCATCTGACCAATAACTCTCGTCGCCAGTCAGATCCGATAGTACTTCAAGTAACATCATATTTTGATTCTTTATTATATCATGTTCTTTGTATAACTCATTAATTTCTCTATTTAAATCTTTAATTTCAAGTCTTAATATGTCTATACTAGCACTGCCTGCCTTAACTTTCATTACCGTATTTCTCGTAAAAATCGTAGTCTATTTGGTAAACCTTTTTAATAAACGCGATTTGCTCTTCACTAAAATCATCAGCAGTGATTTCTTTTTTAGTTTGATTTAGCTTCTGTGTTATTCCAAAGTGGCTGCAAACGTCATGCTTTTTAATTACCGTAAATCCAACGAATTTATCAATATCAATAAACCATGCCTGTGGGTGGAAATGATGTAATTGATGTGCTGAACCAATTTTATGTAAATTAGCAAAGAAGTAGTCAATCTTTTCCTGTTTAGTACATTTACTTAGTTCAACTCCAAAGGTAGAAAATATATCTTCACCATAATGATAATATCTTTGCTTTTCAGTAACATATGCATTAATACATGAAACGAACCTTTCAACAGGATCTGAATATACAACAAGAGGTCTGCCTCGTGCATCATCGTATTCATCAGTATCTCTAAATACCTGTTTACGATCTGGGAATGTTTCTTTAACTGTTACACTGCAGCTTCTTGGTATTTCAAACCAATTTCGTTTACCATCAAGGTTATACATTAATGGGAACTTAAGCTTTTGACACCAAAAACAATTACATTTATTAAATTGAAAGTCTTTGTCTAATTTGGTTGTAGGCAATAAGAATTCTCTAATCTCAGGATCTTCAAGTGCCAATGCTGGTAATTTATCAATTGGAAATCTTTTTAAGATATGTGTGTTATTACCATCTGGCGCAGGACCTTCTTCCATTAGACTCTCGTCAAGTTTAGAGTATTCACTATAACCTCTAATATCTTCCATCCATTTAAAAGAGTCAAAGGCATGAGCAAAAGAGTCGGCTTTAACTTTTCGCGTTTCAGCTCCACCCATCCATGCGAAATGCCAACCCATATCTTGAATGATTTTGTTTTGATGAGTAGGCCAACGAACAGGATAATGCATTGACCCACAACGTATTCTGTTTACAGACGTTTTCATAATCTGAAACTTAGTTGCAAAGAACATGGCTTTCCACCAAACTACGTGGCTGCCATCAGTATTAAATGCTCGTAAATCTGCGCGACCTTGCAAATATGCTAATGGTATTTTAAGAATAATTTCTGGATTATTCCTGCACATCTGAGCAACCCATTTAACATTTTCTGGTTTAATGATTTCATCTGCATCACCATATATGAATACGTCGTTGTCATTAAAGTTATCCATGGCTTGCATAACAGCGTCTTTTTGTAAACGCTCACGTACCCTAGCATATAAAGAGTTTTCACTGTCTCTATTTGCACCAGCATTAATCCTATCAACCTTTTCAATTACTAAGTCTTCTTGTTCAGCAATATCGTGTTCAACATAATGGATTTTTTCCATTGGTAAACCTTGCTGGCGTGCAATCTCTAAAAATTTACGTTCAACTGGTTTACCGCTGTGTGTTTTATTAGACTCAACAATAATAAACTTATCCACTACATCTTTTAAAAGATTAACTCTAAGTTTTAAGAGTTCAACTCCAGTAGGAGCAAAAAATGGAAAGCAATCAACAATCATTACTTGGTCCTCTCAAGTACAGTAAGTCCGTTATTATTAGTTCGGAATTCTTTAAATCTCCACTCAGGATTGTTAATAACAAAGTTAACGATTGGTCCAATTAAACCTTCATTAGGCATTGGTCGTTTATCAGCGAAATCTCTCCAGTTTTCTTTTTCATCTCTGCAGCCATATGTTTGAGTATCATGGAAAACAAGGAACTTATTTGCTTTATTACCATGCATTGCTAGTTCACGTTTTAATTGAGAACCAGAGTGCCACGTATCAATAAAGAGTAAATCAGTTTGTTCTATATCAATATTCAGTACGTTTGCCTTTTCATATACAACATCTTTACCTACGGTTTTAGCTCTCTTAAATAACTCGCTTACTTCCCAGTTCAATTCAATATCATATGACCTTAAGGCTGCATTTGTATTAAGGAATGCTTTGGTACTTTGACCATCTCGCACTCCCATTTCTGTAATATGTTCACATTCCATTCCTAAATTAAATAGCAACTCAAGATGCTCGTTAATATCGGAAAATGTATTCTTGGCGTTATTATATTCGCCTTCTATAAATTGTACGAAACTCATATGTCTAACCACCTTGTGTTGTTTAATGTCCAATTAACTACCTCAGCAATACGTTGTTGTACTGGCTTTGGTTCCCATCCCATTTCTTTCATTCTATTACCACTTAAAGCATATCGTAAATCATGCCCTGGCCTTGAACTATGGAAATCCATAAACTCATAATTAAGTGGCTTATCTTGAGCATCAGCAATCATTTGAGCTAGTTCTAAATTATTTAATTCAGTTGCACCACAAATATTAAACTTTGGACATTTGACGCCAGAGTTATTAGTAATATTAAGTGTACCCTCATGTTCTAATAAAAACAGAGTTGCATCTGCCACATCTTCGGCATGGATATAATGACGAGATCCTGGGATTGTTTTTGACGCATCACTATGGATTGTTACCTTACCACCATCTCGTACATTACGAATAGTCATAGGAATAAATTTTTCAGGATGCTGTCTTTCGCCAAATACATTCATAGTATGTGTAATATAGATTGGCATGTTATAAGAATTTTGATATGCTACACAAAGCTCTTCAGCACCAGCCTTTGAAGCCGAGTACGGATTAGTTGAATTGTAACGATCGTATTCATCATAGTTAACACCTTCTGGCGCTGGACCAAATACTTCATCAGTTGAGAAATATAGGAAGCGTTCAAGGTTTTCTTGTTTACGTGCAAACTCTAAAATGTTACATGTACCGACAACATTATCCATAACAAATTCCATTGGAAAATCAATAGAACGATCTACGTGTGAACCCGCAGCCAAATGTGCTACAATATCAATTGGTCCAATATCAGCAATAAGCATTGGATTAAATTCAGCTTTTAAATCGTGGAAAATTGTACGAAGACGTTTGCGTTCTTCTGCAGTACGTTCTTGTAAGAGATCATGTAATCTGTTTAAATTACCGCTATAATCCAAACGATCAACTGTAATAATTTCCCAGTCGGTTTGTTTAAGTACTCGGTTAATTAAGTGGTGTGCGATAAAACCACCACCGCCGGTAATCAGAATTCTTTTTGACATAATATCTCCTTCATCAAAATCATAGTGTAAGAACCTCCCAGCGAACTGAGAGGCTTGTTAAGTTTATTTATAATTAAAATTTATATTTAATTGTTGCCTTTACACTATCATCAATGTTTGATGTTTGGCCAGTCCATGGGCTTACTTGTACCTTATCATTATGGTAATAAAGACCTAACTCTACTGGACCTTTTGTATGGATGGCTGCTAGGTAATTATATGTAAATCCTAAATCATCATCTGTTACATTATGCGCAGTAAACATTAATTCTTTACTATAGTTATACATAATACCATAATCTTTACGAGTATTTTCTTTATCTTCCCATTGCTCATATCCTAGACCAATTGGAATACCCATTCGATGGAATGATGTACCGACTGCCATACCTTTTTGTGTTTCACCGTCTTCTGTATCAATTTGCATATATGATACGTCAACAATTTTTGCACGGGCAGTTACACCGTAATACATTGCTTTTGATTCCGGATCCCAAGCAACTACACCACCATATGGCATATCTCTTTTTAAACGATATGAATTAAATTCAAATTCGTCATTGTGATCCCATCCACCAAATGCTAATACTACTTTTTCTCGGTGGTCAATACGTGAGTTCTGTTTCGTAATAATAACTGGTGCACCAATTTTTGCTGTCTTAGCAAATCCTAAACGCTGAGCGTCTGTTTCACCAACATATAATCTTGCTCCACCGATACCAAGACCCATTTGTTTCTCAGTAATTGTATTATCTAATGTACGATCTAACGCATAGTTTGTATCAAACCGCGCAGAAAAACCTGACCAATTTGCCAATGGATGGTCGAGATCTGTTTCATAACCTGCCATTGCTTCAAATCGAGTGTCTACATGACCTTCTGTATTCGTGTCGTCAATGTAGATTTCAAATGTACCATTAATGAAAGGACCATCTTTTGCTTCTGTATGGTCATGTCCACCAGCCATGGCACCTGATGCCATAAGTGATGCGATAATAGTACTTGTAAATATTTTCATTTCTATTCCTTATTCTTTAACCAGCCAATTTTTTCACCGGCTTCAAGTCGACGTTCTGCTTCCGCTTTAGTACCTGGGTAACGCCATGCCCAAATAACGATTAATGCAAATGTAATAAACATGTATAATGTTGCTTTTACATTTCCTGTTCCAAAGAACATAAATCCTAATGATGTTGACATTACTGCAACCATTAAGTATTTTGCTTTTTGAGGGTAAACTCGTAATCTAGACCAGTTTTTAACAAATGGACCAAACCTTGGGTGGTTCATAATCCAGTTATGTAAACGGTCGGAGGACTTGGCAAAACAAAACGTTGCCCCTAAAATAGGTGTACTCCATGGTAGTCCGGGCAGTATTACACCAAGATAGGCAACGCCTACCAAAAGGATGCCCAATACAAACCAAAAGGCTTTTTTAATCTTAATCATAATATCTTCCTTTTTACTGAAAAAAGCGTATTCTAATTGATTCATTTCAATACTTCTTTCAGAGCTTCAACTAATTCTACCATCATTATATCGGTATGGTATGGAGTAGGTGCGATACGTAATCGCTCTGTACCTTGTTCCACTGTTGGAGAATTAATCGGTTGTATGTATATACCGAATTCGTTTATCAATCTATCCGAAGCTTCTTTGCATTTAAACGCATCATTGACCATCACTGGTATAATGTGAGTGCAAGCGTTCGGATGAATGTTTATTCCTGCATCAATAAGCATGCCTTTAAGTTTGGCAACGCGTTCCTGATGTTTTTCTCTAAGGGAATTGTGATCCTTTAGATAATTTATACTGGCGAGAGCCCCAGCACATATGACTGGTGACATACTGGTAGTGAATATGAACCCACTGGCAGTAGATCTAATAGCGTCAATAATTGTTTGATTACCTGCAATGTAACCTCCTTGGACGCCGTATGCTTTGCCTAATGTACCGTTGACGATGTCGATACTACCAGAGTCTAAGTTTAGTTCTTCACAATACCCAGCGCCGGTTTTACCATAAAGACCTACTGCATGAACTTCATCTATATAAGTCATTGCCTTATATTTATATGCCAGATCCACTATAGATTTTATAGGTGATACATCTCCATCCATTGAATATATTGACTCAAATACAATTACAGGATTAAGTTTGCGTTTGATAGCTAGTTTGAGTTTCTTTTCTAAATCGTCCATATCGTTATGTTCAAATATTAGTTTCTCTGCTCTACTATTTACCATACCCATAATAATTGAGGCATGGTTCTTACTATCAGAAACAAAACATAAGTTTGGTATAATTTTAGATAAAGCAATAAGTGACCATTCATTTGCAACATATGCACTTGTAAATACCAAAGCTGATTGAGATTTATGTAGGGATGCTATCTCGCGTTCTAGGGTAACGTGATAATGTGATGTTCCACCTATATTACGAGTACCACCTGATCCAGCACCTGTCTGATCCAAAGCAGTATGCATTGAATCAATAACATATGGATTTTGACCCATTCCTAAATAATCATTAGAACACCAATTGACTATGTTTTTTGGAGCATATTTGCCATACCATATTGAACGAGGGAAAGACCCTCGCTCTCTAAGTATATCGTTAAAGACTCTGTATCTGCCATCGGCTTTAAATTCTTTAACTGTATTTTCAAAATATTTCAGGTAGTTCATAATTTAAGCTTCACATGCCGCGCAATCTGCGCCCATAGAAACGCGTTTACGAGTTAACGATTGAGCTGCTGACATTGAGTAAGCGTAATATAAACTTTTTACACCCATCTCATTTGCATACAGATATAAAGCATTAATGTCTTTAACTGTCATATCTGGGTCAAGCATCAAGTTTAAACTTTGAGATTGGTCAATGTATTCTTGTCGAATAGCAGCTTGGTCAATAATAGTATTTGGACTAATCTCTGAGAATGTTTTAAATACTGAACGTTCGTCTTCAGTTAAGAACTCAAGGTGTTGAACTGAACCATCACGATTTTTAATTGACTCCCATACGTCTGGTGTATCTTGTTCTTTTGCTATTAATAATTCTTTTAAATATGGATTACGAATAGTAACTTTCATTTTAGCTAAATCTTTAACATAGGCATTAGAAAATTCTGGTTCAATAGATTGTGATACTTGACCAAGGATAAAGCTTGATGATTTGGTAGGAGCAATAGCCATCGTTGTAGTATTACGCATTCCATAACCTTCAAGTAATTCTGGTTCACCTAATGTTTTGGCCATCTGACGAGAAGCTTCATATGATTTTTCTTGCATCGTTTTGGCAATTTCAAGGTTTAATTGAGCAGCTTCTTTTGAGTCAAAGGAAATCATTTTAGATTGTAAATGAGAATGCCATCCTAAAATACCAGCGCCAAGAGCACGGTGTTTCATAGCAAAGTCACGAGCACGTTTCATGTAAATTTGACCTGTAGTCTTGCGAACAAATTCTTCACATACTGTGTCAAGGAACATAGTCAATGTTTCAATCGCGTCTGTTTCTTTGATTTCATCCCAATGTAAAACATTAAGAGAAGACAATACACACGTAAACGTTTCCTCGTGCGAAGATGGTAATGCAATTTCAGCACACATATTTGAAGCGTGTACTCTCATATCCTTATCTTTATATACTTGTGGTCGACCATCGTTTACATTGTCTGAAAATAGAATATAAGGGAAACCAATTTCAGAACGACGTTGTAGTACCTTTGCCCATAGACGACGTTTGTCTGGATCTCCAGCTTTCATTTCATCAATGAATTTGTTACTAACATTGATACCTGTTGTTAACCCTTGGATAGGATTACCTTCTGTACCAATATCCAAAAACTCATCAGCATCTGGATGTTCAATATCTTGGTAAGCAGCAAAGAAACCACGACGTACTGAACCTTGAGATACAACTGACGCCAATGTATCATACATCTGCATAAAGTGTACTGAACCTGAAGATTCACCTGAGTCTCTGATACCAGCACCACGATGCCTGATTGCTCCAAAGTAACCTGATGTACCACCACCGTTTTTCATTAACATACCATTTTCGGCATGACCAAACAAAATGGCTTGCATACTATCATCAATGTACGAACCAAAACATGATACTGGTAAACCTCGTTCTTTACCATAGTTAGCCCAAATAGGTGATGCTAATGAATAAAATCCACGACTCATATAGTCATAAAATTTATCAGCAAAGCCATCGTAGTTGGCTTTACCTGTTTTTGTCTTTGCCATGTCCTTTAAATACCATTCAGCTTTATCAGCAATAAAACGTATTCTGTCTTGTGGCTTTTCTTTTTCTTCTAAATAACCGCGCGACAAAAATGTCTTGGAGTCATCATTTAGCCAATAGAATTTTTTGTATTTTCTCATAATATATCTTTCTAAAAAAGGTCATCCTCGGTGAAGGCCTTGGTTTTCTTTGAATAAGCGGTTGAACGCTTGACGAAAAAGTCAACATTTTTGGTACTCAGGATTTCTTCTACAAACCAGTCAGTACTTGCGACCGCCTCTTCGTCTACCTCATATAAAGGCTTCATATCAATAGCTTTCAACGATTGATTGAAACGATGTTTTAGGAATTCTTTTACTGTTGCTTTTGGTAAAAAGTCTAAATCGTGGTCGGCATAAATCCAATCAACGATAGCAGACTCTGCTTTGAATGCGTCACGGCAAAGACGATTAACTTCATTGTTACTATCTTTGTCGAACCAATCTGGGTTTTCTTCTCTAATAATATTCACGAGTTCAAAACCAAAACGTGCGTGAATATCCTCTTCTTTTGATGTTGCTTCAACGGCGTTTGAAATACCTTTGAGAACATTCTTGTGTTTATTGAAAGCCATCATAATAAGGAATTGGCTAAACAATGAAACGTTTTCCACAAACATAGAGAATAGAATAATTTTGTGGAAATAGTCTTTATCATCTGCTGGGGCACCGATTGATTGCTCAAGGTAAGCGATACGCTTTTTCATAGCCGGTACTTCGACTACCTTTTCAAACTCTTCATTAAGACCCATAATTTCAATCAGATTTGAATATGCATCAGCATGACGTACTTCTGACTCGCCAAACGTAATTCCTACTGCAGCTACTTCTGGCTTAGGGAAACGATCGCCAATCTTTGCCCAAAATGTTTTAACCGCGACCTCAATCTGAGAAATAGCCAACATAGCTTTCTTTACGATTTCAACTTCTGGTTCTGACATTTTAACTTTCATATCTTGGATATCTGAAGAGTAATTAAACTCTGTATGTACCCAATATGAATGACGAATAGCATCAGTAAATTCTACCAGCTGAGGATATTCGTATGGTTTAAGGCTTGTGCGTTTACGAAAAATGTCAGGTTTATTGTTAAAACGAAACAAGATATATTCACGCGCCAAATCGTGCAATCCCATATCCATAATAACATTTTCAACTGTCTTGTGAATAGTATCAACGTCTACGATAACATCAGTTGATTCATTATTGATAGCTTCAACTACCTCTGAAGTAATTTCACTTGATAAGTTTTTACTTCTGATTCCAATACCTTTCATTGCTTTATCTACAGCATGCGTAATTTTATTTTTATCGAAGTCCTTAGTGGTTCCGTTCCTTTTAGTTACATAACTAACTAGTCTAGGTAATTCTACTACGTTTGAAATTGGTTGGGTATTTTCTAACATCCTTGGCGCCTCTTTATATGTTAATGTGTGTAAACAAAGTGGTACCCAAAGGGCACTACATTGCTTATTCTAATTGGATATTCATTGACCGCTGAAGTCAACTGGTAGCTGTATTTATAACTTACTATACCATATATTGACGCAAATGTCAATAAAAATAAGTTATTTTTGGAAACATTATTTTTCAATAAAATTTTCCATAGACGGAAAGATTTTTGTAATAGCTTCGGCGCAGGCGATAGCAATATCCATATGTTCTTGTTGTGTTCCATTAGACGAACGTAGTTCAATATAATGGATCCACGAACGAATAGAACCTTGCATATATAAACGACTTGGTGTATTACCTTCAGGTAAAATAGCACGAGCCTGTTCTTTTGCAATACCATTTTCAATAGCCCATGCATATGATTTCATTGCTTCGTTCCAAACATTTCGTTGATGAACTTCCCAAGCCATATGCAGCGATACATCGTCGGTCATAACGCTGTTTTGACGATTTTTTGGATCTTGTAATCGAGCTTTACGAATAACCACTTTATCATCCAAGTCACGAATATCAGCATAGCGTTGACTAAACTCTTGGAAGGCAAATGAACGGTGACGTAGCATCTGACGTGCAATATCGCGAGTTGTTTCAATTTCCAATGTAGCATTGGCCATTTCAAACGGAGACCAATGAGAATGTTTTGCCAAGTAATTAAGTAGCTTAGGCGCTGTTTCTTGGTTCAACTGGTTTGACGGATTTGACACTCTTGCGCAATACGCAATCAAATCTTGTACATCATCTAATCCAACAATTTCACCTTTTACTGGTTGTGAGTAGGCAATTAGTCTAGCTTTCATATTACGTATCCTTGTTCGCGGAGGCGGGCTTTCCATGCGCCACCTGTTTGTTGTTCTTTAAACTGTAGCTCAAGCCATTCTTTATCTTTTGACGGTTCAAGTGTTTTAATTATATTCTCTATTAATTCTGGTTTTAAATTGAGTAAGTTCACGATTTCCTCCAATTAGCAAATTTCAATTCAGCTACCAAACCTTGGTAGATATTCTCTTCTATCATTTTTTCTGGATCAAACCCTTTCATATAGATATCGTTAATGTCTTTCGCAGGAACGTTCTCTGGCCATATACAAACTTTATAACCAGCTTTAATTACTTTTTCCATACGATCGCAAATTTCTTTATTACGTGGCTCTGCATCAAATACGTATATCGCATTTTCACTTGCAGAGTTACCATTGCCTTCAGCACCATTCATAGAGATAGCATTTTCAAGGAACATACTATCAATAGCACCTTCAACAATATAATAAGGCTGACTGAAATCAACTTTGTCCAAACCAAAAATCTTCGGCCTTTCTTCAAACAATATAGTTATATATCTAATTCCGTCAGGATCAAATCCACGAGCTGATACACCAAAGCAATTACCATGTTCATCAAGGAATGGTATGATTAAACGTGGCTCATCTTTTTTAAAGTTTGGGAATTTATCTGGTATAATACTGTTGATCCATGTTTTAAACTTAGGAGCATAGTACAAACGATAATGGTGGCTCGTAGGTATTTTACGTTGTTCAATATAACGTTTAACTGGATGGTCAAACTTTAATTGACTAATCTTTTTAATTTTGGAAAGGGGATTTGTTTTATTAAATGTAGGCGCTTTTGTTTTAAACTTACTATCGTCAACCTCTTTTTCTTTGGTATCTTTGATAGTATTGTTGGCTTTACCTACAAACTTATCAGCAATATAATCGTTGTATAATTGCTGATCCTGGCCCTTTAGGAAGAACGAGAAGCCCTGACTGGCACCGCAGTTATGGCAATAGTAGGAGAACTTATTATCACGTTCCAACAGCCATCCACGGGCCTTAGATCGGCTCTTTTGTGAGTCACCGCAAATAGGGCACCGAAAATTAATTTTATAAGGATTTGTGTTACGTATTTTAAAATTATCGAGTCGGCCAGATAACATCTGAGCATACTGAATATCAACAAAATCTACCATTATATACTTTCCATATTGAATATAAACATTATAACATAAAAGCTAATAATGTCAACCGTTATTTTAATATATCACAGATTTAATTATATGTCAACCAAAAACGTCAGGCCAAGACCATTTAGCAAAGAAAAACATAATAACACCACTTACACCCATAATATAGTAACGCCAGTTTTCTAATGTTGAAATCTTTTTTGTTTGTTCGTTTATACGAGAATGCAAACCACGCTCCATTACTTCAAGCTTTTCAAGTATTTCTTTATTACTCATAGCTCGTTTTTCAGCGTTGTGTTGTGCAAGTTTTTCGTGGTCTCCACGTGACGACCGTCTGTACTCTTCTAACCTGTCGCTCAATACTTGTAAACGTAAATCTTCATTACGTCTAGTTTCGTCAACCGTACGTTCAATTTCTTCGAGCTTTTCTTTTGTAAAAGCGATCACTTCAGATTGAACTGCGACGTTCTTACTAAGGTCAACCATAACATCCATTGATGTTTCAACCTTGTTAAAGAATTTTTGAATTTGTTTAATATCGCTCTGAATCAAGCGAATATCGGTTTCCCAATTTTTTTCTGATGCCAAGATATTATTCCTTTGATGCCTTTTGATAACGGAGGCTAGTGGCGAACTCCATGATTATAATTTAATCACACTAGAAATAATATAAATTGTCAGTATTATTTATCTGCCAAAGCCTCTTCGTAGTAAACAATTATCGCTTTTTGTTCATTTATATATCGGCGCAATTCACCGATTCCAATAGCAAGGTTTTCATAACCTTTTGAACTAACAGCAAACACTACGAAGTTACCTGATTTTGATTTGAGTTCATTTACTTTTTCATCAAGGTTATCTTCAGTAATAATCATCCATTCCATTGGTGGAAAATCAACAAGTGGTGGTCTTGCTTGTATAGGAATGTTTTGTTTTTGATATTCAGTCTGAGTTACTACTACCGGTTCCGGCTGGCTCAGACACGCTGTCAGTATCATCAGCATCGGAAGGAGGAGTAGTATCTTTAGCGATTTCGTCAATAAGTCTGTTAACTGCATTCTGTACTCTTTCTTCTAAATCTACAGGGTCAGTTAAAGCTTCCATATCTAAATCAATGCGAGCAAACTTGTTACGCAATGTATTTAAATACTCACGCGACTCTGCTAATTGTTTCGTAAGATTTTGGTTTAATGTTTCGTTACGTTGTGCATCAGCAACCATGGTGTCCACAGTATTTTGTAATGTTTCAGCTGCGGATACCAGTTTAACGTTATTGGTCCGAAGAACGCTTATCGTTTCCTCAGACCAATCGTAGTACTGTTTGGCGCCATATCCTATACCTGCAAATAGTCCGCATACGATAATTAATAGATATAATTTCGCCATGTTATCACCCTATTACTTTGAGCAATATGATGCATATAAGCCTTCAAATTTAGCTTTATCGCAGCCATACTTTTCTTTCATCTTGCCGTACATTTCTGTTTTTGTACAAGATGCGTTTAGTTTTTTCATGTCAGCGCCGATTTTAGCATCGTCCGAGTCAGAATCATCATCGTCGTCTTTGTCATCATCGTCGTCGTCATCATCATCTTCATCTTCGTCTTCATCATCGTCGTCTTTTGCTTCTTCTAAATCTTCTTCCATAGCAGATTTATATTTTTCTTCTAAAGCAGCAGCGATACGTGATTGCATTTCTTCTGCGAATGCGTCTTTCATTTCCAATGGATTTTGATCCAACGCTTCTTTGATAATTTTTTCTAAAGACATTTCTATCTCCTTATTGTTAGATTTAATATTTCTATACTGTATTTATAATTATTTAAACATCTTAGCTTGAGTAGAAGGGCCTACAATACCATCTGCAACTAAACCATTACTATTTTGCCATTTTTTCACAGCGACAAGGGTTCCAAATCCAAAATCACCATCAGCAGCAACACCAATAGCTTTTTGCATCTTTTTAACATCATCACCTTGCATACCCTTGCGTAGAGTACGAACAGAAGTAGATGTTTTCTTTGTTTTAGGAGCAGGTACTTTACCACCAAGAATTGCTAACGCTTCGTCCCAACGACGGTTACGATCTGCTAATCCAATTGTACCACCATTAATCTTTTTGGTTAAACCTTTGTTATCACCTTTGTCAGCAAACTTTTCTAATTTGTTTGTTGCCCAAAACCAGCAAGCAGACTCAATAGCACCCGTCGGTGTTGATACATATTCCGCGGCTTCTTCGGCGCTTAAGTCAACTGTGTTTGCAAATTGTGTGTAATTATTTCTTCCTGTAAGCTGCTTGATACCTCGACCCCTAAAGAGCCAGCCATCGCCGGGATTGACGTTTCCCAAAGCACCTCGTTTGGACCTAAACTCATCTTGGTAGACGTAGTTTGCGATTTTTTCTTGGTCTCTTGCATATTCTTTTGCATCACGTTTTCCTTTTCCAAAATAACGGCCAAACACTGAGTTCAAAGCCTTTTCTGAATAATTAAGGTTTTCTACTAATCTTGTAAAGTCTAATGACTCATGCGCGCATTGTGCCATAAAGCCAGCGATACGATTATTTGTATTGATTTCATATTTTTCAAACATTGGTACCGCTGCTTCATACCAAAGCTCTGGTTCTTTATTTGAAGGAATCATTGCACTAAATTGTTCTAAAGTAATCATTTATTGTCTCCCATAATATCTCTTAGTCTTTTCTTTTTTGAACTCTTATTACTTGACGTCCATTTCTTTTGTCCTGCTTTAGACATGTGACCGCCATCCATACCAGCTATATTTCCACCACTAACATTATTTACTGGCTCTTCTTGTATTTCTGGTTTTGCATCAATGTTATTCTTTTGTCTAAATGATTTTAAATCAGATGATGCTCTTTCTCGTCTTTTCTTGGCATCCAAAGCATCTTTAACATTTTGAGTATGGAGTTTATCAACGTCCATTCCACGTTTTGCTAACTGCTGTTTAAATCTTGCTCTGCCGAATGCTTCATTTACATTTTTTCTATTGACATTCTCTGCAAGTGTGGTATAATAGTTATAACTACTAGAAAATAATTCTAATGATTCATCTAATTGGTTATCAGTAATATCTTCGTTCAAAAACATATCCTCATCAGTAAATGCTTTATATTCTCTAATCAAAAAGAGAGCGGCTGCATATGATGCTAGTTTTGAACTACCACCTGGGACTTTGGCGAGTAATTTCTTCAGGTTAGCAATCATACGATCAAAGATACGCCATGCGGCACGCTGTTTTTTAGTATTTAAATCTTTTGATTTGATTAGTACTTTACCATCTTTATCAATGATGCCTTCTTTATATGCAGGCCATTTTTCAAACGGCGTAGCTAGGCGTCGAATAAATTGGTATACCATAAATAGATCTACAACCATGTTTATATTCCTTTTAGCAGTTCGCTAATGTATTTATCTGATTCTATACTATCTTTATGTATGACATATTCGTCGTAAGAAACGACACTAGGCATAAAGTTTAAATATACCACAAATGGTTTTAAAAATTCGTGGTATTCATGTAGTTTCATAAAAAGCATGTTAGTTGCTTCTGGTCCAAAGATATTATATATAACGATCAAGTGATTCAGAATCAGCCTTTCTTTCAAATCATTATCTTGTTTGTATCTACCAAATAGTTTACGTAAATACTGAAATCTCTTCAAGTCCTCATAAAATTCGACGGTATCGGTACAATTTGGATTGTCGTAATACTTCGAAGCAAATAACAGAAAGGTTGATTCTGTTAATATCATTTTTTATTAGGTATCCGCAACTACTGCATCGTCGCCTGTACCACTAACACCTAAGTCGCCAACAGTAGCGTCTGCACATGTTCCGCCCTTCATTGGTACTAAACATTCCGCAAAGTGGCGGCTGTTAGCTGTGTGATATGACCACCAACCCGGTCCTGTAAGACCTTTTGCTCGGTTAGATGCTAATGCTGCTTCTTCGTCTGAAACGAAAACCGCGTTATCTTTGTCGTTTGATTTGTTTGGATTAGATGCAGTTGCAGACAGCCATTTTGGTGCTGATGCCGCGTTATCTAGTTTTGCCCATGATCCCATTGTAGTTCTCCTTAATGAGGTTTAGTAAATTTTTGGTTTTGGTTTATTCTGAGTTTGTTTCAGCTTAGCCTTAGCCCTGTCTATATCTCTTTTTAATCTATTAGATTTTCTTATAGCAAGTTTTTGATGGATATTATCTCTTCTTTTATCTTGTATCTTAGCTAATGTAGACTGATGTCTGTCATTTTGAGCTTTTTCTGCGTCTGTTTTAGCCCTCTGCGTGCCACGAATATTACCTTGTTTATTCATCAACGCGGCTTTTCCTACTGCTTTAATGCCTCTTCCTGCAAGCCTTGTCGCAGCAAATGCAGCCCTTGCTGTTCCACCAATAACTTTACCAGTGGCACCTAATAATTCCTGAAGTTCTTCCTCAGTCATATTTTCTAGTTGTTCTATGGTAATATTATTTTCGTTAATGATGTCGATAATAGCTTCGTTCATTTCTTCGTATTCTAAATCTTCGCCAAGTTTATACTTATAAGGAGCTGGTTTGCCAGTCATAGAATTGCTTTTTGGATCTTTTCTTACAAGACCTTTTGGATCTTTTAAGTGAATATCATCATCAGTTGTACGTTTAATTTCTGAACCAATGCCTTTATGACGCTTATCAAATCTCTTTTGATGCTTGTCTTGCGCCGCCTTTGTCGCTGATCCATAATCTCCGCCGCCAGCCATTCTTTTATTAGCTGATTGCTTGTATTGTTTTAATGACTTTTTCTTATAGCTTTTTAAAGTTGCAGGAGATAATTCATCAAGCTGTTCTGTTGATTCGTGTCTTGCAGCAGGATCGCCTTTAGTTACTGTATGAGGTTTACCTTTAATGTGTACAATAGCATTACCATTTCGGTCTACATTACCATTATAAGTACCATTTTTGACCGCTTTACGAGCAGCCATAACCTTTGGATGTTTAGGATCAAATGTTTCATTTACATTGGAACTGCTGTGATGAGGCAAATGGTGTGCATGCGTGTAAGTAGCCGTTTTGTTAATTTTATGATTTTCATTGCCATGATGATAAGCCGTCATATGCTTTTTTAAGCCAGCTTCATCGCCTTTAGCATTAGCCTTCATGGCTTTATGTAAGTGTCCTACTTGAGCTTCGTGATGAGGCACTGAAAGATGAGTTGTATGGTAACGATCATATCCTTTATCAGTTTCTCTGTCATGGAAGTTCTGGGCGTGTTGTAAATGTGCTTGAGTTTCTATCTTTTTTCGATCATATGAATCATTACCGGTATTTGTGTGCTTTGGTTTATAAGCATGCTTTACAGAAGTATAATAAGATTTTCTCTTATCTGCGCCTGCCCACTTGGTTAGCGCTTCATCTAAATCTGGTTCCACTGATTCTGTGGTATAACCCATAGCTTTCATTCTATGATGGTCAACTTCTTTTTCAGCCCTAATTCTCTCACCTGTTTTAGGATGCACCATCCAATGTGGAGTATATTCTGTGCCAACCTTTTCATTAACTGAATTGCAGTTACAATGCGGGCAATCTGCAGAACAATCACAATCTTCAGCTTTGGTATCAGCGCCGCAGCATTTATCAGAACAATGAGTGTCTTTTGCTTCATTAAAATGTTTTTTAAAGCTTTTCATTTTGCATTCCTTTAATATTATTCTTTATTTATAAAAAAATTACCATTTGACCTTATCAGCCCAGTATGCAGCTGACATTTTACCTTTAGCAATATTTTTACCATGACGAGCCTTAAATGACTTGCGCTTGGCTTTCATTCTATCAGACTCACCTTTTTTAGGATC